GCAACCAACACTGGCGACCGGTCAGCAGCGGAAGTGTCTGGATCGCAATCCGTAGCGGCATCACTCGGAATAGAAGGAAAAGCCAGGGCATCTGAAGGCGGAGCTATTGTGCTTTGCTATCGAGATGAAGATGGCGAGTTAATTCATATTCGAGCAAGCAAGGTTGGCGAGAACGGTATTATGCCGAATACATGGTATCAACTGGATAAAGATGGTGAGTTTGTAGAGTGTGAGTGATGCACTTAATGCGGATTCTGTGATTCCGCATTGCGAGCAATATCGCTCGTAACCAAACGAGGACGACGACTCGTTCTGGTTAATCGAAAAATCATCCCTTGATGTTATTTGCCGCTCGCAGTCAGGGCGGCTTTTTTACCAGTATATCAATAGCGCTTCATATCGAGGCGTTTTCGCTATGCCAATAAATAAAAATGGAGAATCCCACGATGACATTTGCTATCGCGGGCGGTGCCGTCATGGGTATCGCACACCTTAATGAATCACTTTTAGAGCGTATCACCAGAAAATTACGGGCCGGATGGAAACGTCTCGGTGAAATTCTTAATCAGCCAGGAGTGCCACGCCATGACCATTACTCCTGTTAATGGAACAATTCTTGTTCAGCAAGGAAACAGGGAGTTCAACAAGCTATATGAGAAAGTATTTCCGGATACAAAACAGGGAATGTCTGATGCGTATACATGGGCTGCCGGAATAGCTCTTGGTTGGGATAAGTGGCAGGACGAAGAATGGGAGGCGCGTCATGTTGCATGATTTTGATGATGAAGAATTTATTGCTCTCAGTTCTCCTGAAATTGAGGAAGAAGTGGAGCAGCAAATTAACTTAGCCGCAGAACGGCAGAATCCGGTTATTAGCTGGGATGAATTTGCAGGGTATTACTCATGAATCTGGATCAGTTAGATGAGCCGTTCGCAGCTGAAGATATCGAATGGCGAATACAGCAAAGCGGTAAAACACGCGATGGAAAAGTGTGGGCTATGGTGCTGGCTTATGTCACGAACAGGGCAATCATGAAACGCCTGGACGATGTTTGCGGCAAAGCAGGATGGCGCAATGAATACCGCGATATTCCCAACAACGGCGGCGTTGAATGCGGCATATCAATCAGGATTGATTCCGAATGGGTAACCAAATGGGATGCTGCTGAAAACACGCAGGTAGAAGCCGTCAAAGGTGGTCGTTCAGGTGCAATGAAGCGTGCTGCCGTTCAGTGGGGAATCGGTCGGTATCTGTATAACCTTGAGGAAGGTTTCGCACAAACATCTCTCGATAAAAAGCATGGGTGGCACAGGGCAAAACTGAAGGATGGAACAGGATTTTACTGGCTCCCTCCATCGCTGCCGGGATGGGCAATCCCAGCATCAGATAACAAACCATCACCAGAAAATACCAACCAGAAATCTCCATCGGTTGACTGCGAACAAATCCTGAAAGACTTCAGCGATTATGCGTCAACAGAAACTGACAAGAAAAAACTCATCGAGCGTTATCAGCGTGACTGGCAATTAATGGCTGGCAACGAGGAAGCGCAGGCTAAATGCGTTCAGGTAATGAACATCAGAGTTAACGAACTAAAACAGGCGGCATAAATGGCAAGCAGAGGCGTAAATAAGGTGATTATCCTTGGTCGGGTAGGACAAGACCCGGAAGTTCGATACTCACCATCAGGAACAGCGTTCGCTAACCTGACAATAGCCACGTCAGAACAATGGCGAGATAAAAATACTGGCGAGCAAAAGGAATTGACTGAATGGCATCGTGTTGCTGTATCCGGGAAACTGGCTGAGGTCGTGGGGCAGTATGTGAAAAAAGGTGATCAGGTTTATTTCGAGGGAATGCTGAGAACCAGAAAGTGGCAAGACCAGACAGGGCAAGACCGCTACACCACTGAGATTAATGTTGGAATTAATGGTGTGATGCAAATGCTTGGAGGCACTGGCGACAGCAAACAACAAGCAGCCGACAGGCAGTCACAGAAACCACAGCAGCAACCATCACCAGCACAACACAACGAACCTCCGATGGATTTTGACGACGATATCCCCTTTGCACCAGTAACTCTCCCTTTCCCTCGTCACGCTATTCACGCAATTTAAGGACTTACATGAATCACTTGATGGTTGACCTTGAAACAATGGGCAACGGGCCATACGCGCCAGTTATTTCTATTGGGGCGGTATTCTTTGACCCGAATACCGGAGAAACAGGAGAAGACTTCTCGGTTAATATCTCGCTCGAGTCATCAATGCGATACCGGGCGCGTCCTGATGCTTCAACCATTTTATGGTGGATGGAACAGGGAGAAGATGCCAGAAAATCGCTAACCAATGACACTCAAGAGCTTTCAACGGCTCTTTCATGGTTATCAGACTTTATCGCAAAGCACGCCAACCATAAATTCGTTCAGGTTTGGGGAAATGGCGCATCATTTGACTGTGTGATTCTACGAAATAGTTATGCTCTGGCCGGGCACCAAGCGCCCTGGCAGTGGTGGAATGACCGCGACGTCCGAACCATCGTCGAGCTTGGAAAGGCAATTGGGTTCGACCCTAAACGAGATATGCCATTCGAAGGAACTCGACACAACGCGCTTGATGATGCCATTCACCAAGCCAAATACGTTTCAGCAATCTGGAAAAAGTTAGCTAAATAATCACCAGGTGAAAACATGCCAGCGCCTATGTATGGTGCGAATGACCCGCGCCGCTGTTCCGGCAATTCCATCTCGGAGGTGCTGGATAAATTCAGAAAAAACTACGACCTGATAATGTCACTACCGCAGGAAACGAAAGAGGAAAAGGAATTTCGCCACTGTATATGGCTTGCAGAGAAAGAAGAACGCGAGCGAATTTACCAGACATCCATCCGGCCATTCCGCAAAGCCACTTACACCCAATTCATTGAAATAGACCCGCGCCTTAAAAATTACCGTTCGCGTTACGGCGCTACCAGCAATAACTGAGGAATTCATCATGAGAGGTTTGTCCTACGACCCCGGCATCCTTCCGGCAGAAATGATTATTCGCCAACGCGTAAAGCCAATGCCATCGAGAGATGAATTGCTTAAAAGAAAGAGTTTCGGTTCTGTTAATGACAACAAATATCTGAATGCGATGTGGCGCAAAGGAGGCAACCAGTGAGTAATTCAGCACGACTACAGCTTGGTTTTTCACCGTTATCAAAAACTATCATGCTGGCAAAAATGCGCGATGTTGAAGGTGGACGTATTCGCGTTGGCAATGATCCAGGTCGTGATATTACCAATGAGGCTGCTCAATTGGTGTGGCGACTGGTCATGGCTGAAGGTGGTGAGATCGCGTGGGAGCTGGATGATGGTTCTCGCATGGTGTTGAAGGCAGAAAAGCAGGAGGCCGCCCAATGAGCAACATCAAAGGTCCGCTTATCAGCAGTCAGCGCTACCTCGACAAGGCAAAAGTAAACGACAGAGCGGCAAGATTTAAGCGCTTTATTGTATCTGTTTACCCGATAGTTCTGCGTGGGCAGCAATACACCATCCTGATGGATGGCCACCACAACTACGTAGCGGCAAAACTTGCTGGCATAGAACCTGATTACCGACCAGTCACCAAAAAGGTGCAGCGTATTCTCGGTGAGATGTCATGGCGCGAGCGCGAGGCATTCTTCATCAACAACGTTACAGACAGCAACTACTACTTTGTTGAAACAGGCGAAGTGGTTCATGAGTTGGTTATGCCTGACACGTCTTGCAAATTCAAGGCGCACGCAGGTAACCAATGGATTTTTGGAGGTGCAGCATGACAATCGACAAACAGGCGCTGCGTGAAGAGTTCCGCTACATGCAGGTGCACTATAGCGACCCAGCAGACCGTGCACGCCAGGTTATTTATATCGCCGCAGAGGCGCTGCTTGACGAGAATCTTCAACTCCAGCGGGAAAAAGACGCAACAGAGGCCGTAGCGCTGGCGCTGCGTGATGATATGCGACAGGCGCGAGAGCAACTGGCAGCCGCGGAACGCCGCATAGCAGAACTGGAGGCGAAGCTTGAAACTGCCGACAGGTTGCAGGATGGCGCATTCCGTGACGGCCTGAAAGCCGGGTTCAGCTATGGGCAGACAGATGACCAATCCGGGTTCGCGCAATGCATGTCTGTATATAGCACACGCACTGACATTGGTGTGAAGGTGGAATGAGATGGCAGAAACCATTTTAGACGTGTGCTGCGGCTCTCGCATGTTCTGGTTCAACAAACAGGATTCCCGCGCCGTGTTCGCCGATATCCGCGCCGAAGAACACACATTGTGCGACGGTCGCCGTCTGGTTATCAGTCCTGATTTGATTGCTGACTTCCGCGCGCTGCCGTTCGCTGATGCGTCGTTTCCGGTTGTGGTGTTTGATCCTCCACATCTGGAGCGTGTGGGCCAGTCTGCCTGGATGGGTAAAAAATACGGGCGCCTGAATAAAAAAACGTGGCGTTCTGACCTCCGCGCCGGATTCAAAGAGGCGTTTCGGGTGCTGCGGCCACATGGCGTACTCATTTTTAAATGGAACGAAACGCAGATTCCGGTAAGCCAGATTCTGGCGTTGACGGACGTAAAACCAATTATTGGCCAGCGAACCGGGAAGAACGATAAAACACACTGGATTATTTTTGTGAAGGACTAACCCATGACCACTATTACCAAAGAACGTATTGAATTGTTCGTTAAATCACCGCTTGAAAACGGGCTTACCCGTGGCGAACAAATGGAGCTGGCACGGATTGTGCTGGCATCGCTGGATGCTAAGACTGTGCGATACCTGAATAAATTTTCCGGTACATGCGTGACGTTAGAGCAGCAGCCAAATGCTGCTGATGATGTTGCCGTGTATATACCGCTCTACGCCGCCCCGCCAGTGCTAGAACGCGAACAGATACGCCGCGAACACGCCGAGTGGTCAGATAAGACGTTCGGCAATGTCGGTCCGGTTGGCCCACTGAAGCATCTCAGCAAAGAAGCGCTGGAAGCCGCTGCCGACCCATCCGATCCACTTGAGTGGGCTGATATGCAATTCCTGCTGTGGGATGCTCAGCGTCGTATGGGACTCTCCGACGAATTCATTACGAGGGCGATGATTGAAAAGCTGGAGATAAACAAGTCCCGCCAGTGGACTGAACCAAAAGACGGCGAGCCACGACTGCATATCAAAGAGCAGCCAGTGCCGGTAGTGCCGGATGAGTGGACTATTCAGGATGCTGTGAAGTTTTGCAGGGAAACTGGTAGACAAGATGCTGGCTCAGCTATGGATGCATGGAACGCCTGCCGCGCCGCCATGCTCAACGGAGGTAAATCGTGAAACACCATCAAATAACAGCATCAATGGCGAAAGATATTGCTTTTAAACTTGGCGCTGAACTGAACAACGAAGAAGCAGAAATTTTTGCCGATGGTTATAACGCTGCCATGCAGTCGTTCGGTAATTCCGAACAACTCAACTCTCCGGTAATTCCGGATGGTTGGATAAGCTGTAGTGAGCGAATGCCCGCTCAAGATGATTGGGTTTTAATTTATTCAAAGCACGGCGAGTATTTGGCAGGTCAGGTGCAAGGGGAATACGTGGAGTTGAACGACGGCACGCTATCGTGGCTAGGAAGTGCCTTGCATTGGATGCTGCTACCAGAACCGCCGCAGGAGGTGAAGTAATGCAACCATTTGGGAAACTCTATTCGGTTGATGATTGTACTTGTTCGTTGTGTCGATCACGAGGCTACAGAAAAGGAAACGGATATGATGCTGAATTGAGAACCTGTAAACATCGAGCTCGTCAGCAGAGTAAACGCCTGATTGATAAGGAGTTAAGACAGTTCGAAAGAATTCGCGATTATTGATCAAACTCAACCATAGCAGAAGCCGTAAACAATTTGTTTTCAGAGTTAAGTTATTATTTCACCCCTCAAAATTGACCAACATTTGCTTTAATTTATACTGTATGAAAACACAGTATTCATGGTGGCTAAAATGGGTGGCAAAGTACCTAACTACCAAATCGTTTATAGAGACGAGACACTCAATTATTTCAAGCCTGGAGGATATGTTTTCTTTCAAAGGCTTAAGGAATATGGTGGTGGTTATTGGTTAGGCAAAATTTACGAGGATGGGTTCGAGTTTGTGCTTGAAATGCCAACCTCATTAAGTGAGGGAATTAAGCATTTACTTGTTTTAAAAAGCGTTGAAGATGGGTATCTGGAATTTGTAGATGATATCGACAACTTCAAACTTCAATGATGCGATAGCTTTTAACATACCTCATGTGAAGATTATATGTTCGCATGTCATTCAGCACGTAGCTATCTTATGCTGAAAGATAAAACAAGCGCTCTTCGGGGTGCTTGTTTGCTTATGGGGAGAGTCCACAGATGCTGAAGCGCAGCAGCTCGGCTCCCAGCACCGCAAAAATAACAATCCTCGCACTCGCGGGGATTTATTTTATCGGAGTAACCATGGAATCACACAGTCTCACACTCGATGAGGCCTGTGCATTTCTCAAAATATCCAGACCTACCGCCACCAACTGGATTCGCACAGGCCGACTACAGGCAACACGTAAAGACCCCACCAAACCGAAATCCCCTTACCTCACCACACGACAAGCCTGCATTGCGGCGCTTCAATCTCCGCTGCATACTGTTAAGGTGAGCGCGGGTGATGACATAAAAGAGGAAAGAAAATGTCCATCTTCCGCAGAGGTGAAATATGGTACGCGTCCTACTCGACACCGGGTGGGAAGCGAATTAAGGAAAGCCTTGGGACTTCCGACAAGCGGCTCGCTACTGAGCTACATGACAAGCGCAAGGCTGAATTGTGGCGAGTAGACAGGCTTGGCGATTTTCCTGACGTAACGTTTGATGATGCCTGCATGCGCTGGCTGGAGGAAAAGGCAGAGAAGAAATCACTGAAGGATGACCGCAGTCGTATGGCTTTCTGGCTGGCGCATTTTGAGGGAGTACGGTTAAAGGATGTAACCGAGCAAAAGATTTACTTAGCAGTAAACAAGATGAGCAACCGCAAACAGCTTGAGATATGGAAAATCAAAGCTGCCGCGGCGCAGAAGAATGGAGAACCTGCACCAATCTATTCAGCTAAACCGGTCACAACCTCCACTAAGGCCAAACACCTGGCATTAATGAAGGCTATTCTGCGTGCAGCAGAACGTGACTGGAAATGGCTGGAGAAAGCGCCTGTAATCAAGGTTCCAGCCGTCAGAAACAAACGCGTCAGATGGCTGGAGAAAGAAGAGGCAAAACGCCTGATTGATGAATGCCCTGAACCGTTGAAATCTGTTGTTAAATTTGCGCTGGCAACAGGACTTAGGCGGTCTAACATCATCAATATGGAATGGCAACATATTGACATGCAACGTCGTGTTGCCTGGGTGAACCCTGAAGACAGCAAGTCAAACCGCGCTATTGGCGTAGCGCTAAATGACACTGCCTGTAAGGTATTGCGTGACCAGATTGGTAAGCATCATAAATGGGTGTTCGTGCATACTAAAGAAGGCATCCGGCCTGATGGTTCAAAGACGCCAACCGTGAGAAAGATGCGCGTCGATGACCAGCGAGCATGGAATGCAGCTTGCCGCAGGGCTGGAATTGATGATTTCCGTTTCCACGATCTGAGGCACACGTGGGCCAGTTGGCTAATTCAGTCCGGAGTGCCGCTTTCTGTTCTACAGGAAATGGGAGGATGGGAGAGCATCGAGATGGTGCGCCGATATGCTCACCTTTCGCCTAATCATTTAACGGAACACGCGAAGCAAATTGACTCGATTTTCAGTGATGATGTCCCAAATATGTCCCATATGAAAAATAAGGAGGGAATTAAAGAGGCGTAACCAGTTGATATATAATGGCGCGCCCTGCAGGATTCGAACCTGCGACCCACGGCTTAGAAGGCCGTTGCTCTATCCAACTGAGCTAAGGGCGCCTTGTGAAGTGAAGACTTCGTGTAGACGAAACGCGAGAATTATACGGTCAGGTACTCCTGAGTCAATGGCTTTTGTTCTGGTTGCTGACTAAGTGTACGAATATCGTCTTTTCTGGCGCAATGCCAGGTTCCAGGAAATCGCCTGGACACATCTCAGCACGCATAAAGTGGGAATTAAGGCCGCCAGTATTTAGAAAATCAATCAGTTTCTTTAATATTTCACCATGATTCACCTGCCGTGTAGGATATTTTTTATGCTGAGTATCGCTATTAAGGAACAAAACAGTCACTTTGAGCATGGTTTGAAAATCATCATGACGCGTCTGGCGAATCAATGGCAGCAGAAAATTGACTTTCTGCCGCCAGAAGAGATAGATAATGCCGATATCGCTTTCCTGGCCCTGGATGATGATTGGTTCAGCGCAGGCTGTTACCAGATACCTATGCATACCCAACATCAGCTACGGGTGATTATTTGTAATAAATGCGATAAAGAAAAGCTCATGTTCAGACCATGTCTGTATATGCTGCCGCATATTTATCGGGAAGATGATGTTGAAGAAATTACCCGGAAAATGATATTGATCTTACATAAACGAGCGCTTCGACATAGCGTCCCTTCTGGCATTTGTCACTACTGCACGACTCGTCATTTTTCAGTAACAGAACGTCACCTGTTAAAACTGATCGCCAGCGGTTATCATTTAAGCGAAACGGCCGCTTTACTTTCACTTTCTGAAGAGCAGACAAAGTCACTCCGCCGGAGCATTATGCGAAAATTACATGTTAAAACGGAGCAGCAGTTTTTAAAGTATATTAGAGTTAACCTTCATTTCTTACTCAGTAAGTAA